TGACCGTTTCTGGATCACCGCTGGTCAGGTCAACCCGTTCGTTGATCCTGCGATCACGACCGTGCTTCAGCTTGCCAAGGGCAACGTGGTTGCGCTCCCGCGCACAACCGCGCTTGGTACTGCAGCCAGCGTGAACGAAGGCTCCAACATCGGCGAGTCGGACGGAACCAACTCATCGTTGAGCCTTACGCCAGTCAAGTACGCCAGCCTTCTTCAGGTTGGAGTCGAGACTGTTCAAGACCAGATGTTCGACGTAGCCTCATGGGCCACGGAGAAACTGGCTGCTGAGCTTGCGGTAGCGCACGGTGCAGTCGCTGCACCTGCAGTTGCTGCAGCTGCAACGGTTGGTGTACAGGGTGCAGCAGTGAACCCAACGTACGCGAACCTAGTAAGCCTCATTTACTCGGTGAAGCAGCAATACCGACGTGCTGCTAAGCGCGGGTTCCTCATGAACGACACCACGCTTGGGTTGGTCATGGGACTCGTCGACGGCGCGAGCCGCCCGATCTTCGTACCGGGCGATCAGACTCGCCCAGACACGATTCTCGGCTTCCCAGTCTACTCAGCCGCTCTGGCTGACAACGGCGACGAAGCGTTGAGCATCGCGTTCGGTGACCTTTCAGCGGTTTACACCGCCATCGCTGGTGCGCCAGCGATTGAGGCAGATCGTTCCTATGCGTTCAACGCTGGGTTGATCACGTACCGCGGTATCCTCCGCGGCGCGACGGGCCTCATCGACACGAACGCCGTCAAGACGTTCAAGGGTGCCAACGTCTAATCCGTAGGGATGACGCTGGCTGGCGGGGAGTCGGGCTTCGGCTCGGCTCCCCGTCACCATTTAGTGGAGGCGTGATGAAGATCAGACTCACCTACCAGATACACGGGATGCATGACGGTCAGCCATGGCCCTCAGTGGGCGACGTGATCGACGTCTCTATGGATCAGGCGATCAGCCTGATCAGCCGCGGCTACGCCATCCCAGCCTTCGCTCCACAGGTGCAGGAACGTGCAACGCTGGAGCAGCAGCCTGAGCGCGCTACACTCACCCCGACAACCTCCAAGCCACGCAAGGGGAGAAACTAATGGCAGTGACTACTGGGCAGATCGCCGTGACTTCAACGGCTACAAAGATCGTGACGCCAGACGCTGACGGATGCCGCCTGATGCTGCACATCGTCGGCAACGCTGACGTCTACGTCGGCACCTCAGCAGTCACCACCAGCACGGGGCTGCTCATTGACAAAGACGCCGCCTATATCGAGCTGCGCCTACGTCCGGGGGATGAACTCTGGGCAGTCACCGCCACCACTGAGACGCTGACGTACATGATCTTGGAGAACGCCTGATGAGCTACGCCACACTTGCAGAACTGAAGAGCAGTCTCGCCATCACTGACTCCACGGATGACGCCCCGCTGCAGTCATGTCTAGATGCTGCTGATCAGCTGATCAACAACTACGTAGACACCAAGGTCGGCTTCGGCGTGACCTCCAGCCAGACGCGCTACTACACGGCTGAGCGGTATGACTTCGTACTGACTGATCCGATCGTGACCGTCACTGCTCTGGCGACAGACATTGACGGAACTGGGAACTACACGCAGACGTGGAGTGCCAACGACTACGTGCTGGCACCGCGCAACGCCGCGCTCAACTCCCGCCCGTACACTGAGATCGACACCAGCCCGTTCAGCAACGCCGTGCTGAACTTCCCAACTGGATACCTAGAGGTGAAGGTGACCGGCACCTTCGGTTGGCCCAGCGTTCCAGCCGCGGTCAAGCAGGCTTCCCTGATTCAAGCTGGCGCCATCTTCGCCTCACGCACCGCGCCGTTTGGGGCGGTTGGTGGTGAGGCGCTTGGCGGCGTTATCCGCATGAGCGCAGCCCTGCATCCTGAGGCTCGAGCACTGCTAGACGCCTACCGCCTCCGCGGCGGCATCGCGATCTGATGAACGACCTCACGATTCACACCGCCGTCGCCGCACGTCTAGCAGCTGCCACTCCTCCGGCAGGCTACGCGCTCCGAGCTGCGCACGCTACGCCGCCAGACAATCTCGCCGTGGTACCTGCAGCAGTCTGCATTCCGGGCGGAGATACCATCAGCTATGGCACGGGTGGTAGCCGCACTACCGTGCTCACGGTCACCGTGGTCATCTATACGCAGGATCAGGCTGACATGGCTAGGAAGTACGCCGACCTGCTGACGTGGCGCACGTGGCTGCGCAGCGTCTTTGACGGGCAGGTTCAGCTGAACACGGCGGGCGTGGCTCAGGCCATCGTATCGTCAACTACAATCGGCACAGATACGTGGGCTGAGTCGACGTATCTAACCATCACTGCAGAGCTGCAGGTCAGCATCCTAGAGGGAGTCAATGTCAGTGCCTGATACGTTGAGAGTCAAAGTCGTCCAGCCCCGTGCTGAGGGCAATCCGTATCTCCCAGCGTCTGACGACGTGGTGGAGATGGATGCCGCAGTTGCCACATCGCTGGCAGCCAGCGGGCTCGTCGAGATCGTTCAGAATAAACCCGCCGCCAAAGCGGCGCCAACTGTAGACAAGGAGTAAGACATGCCAACGCTAGGCGCTAAGTCGTTCACGAAGGTCGTCGTCAAGAGCGAGAGCGGCTATGGCACGCCTGCGACTTTCAACGATGCCAACGGTCAGCTACTCCACACGGATATCGTGGGAATCGTTGACCCCGGCGTGACTGTCGACCTTGCAGACGATAAGAGCGTTGGTATCCGCCCGCGCCGCGTAGCGGCATCAGCAACTATCACCGCGAAGGCTCCAGTGGTCACCTTCGGCGAAGCGCCTGCGTCACTCCGCACGCTGCCAATCATCTTTGACTCACTCGCCACCATCACCCCGTCGGGCGCTGGCCCGTATACGTGGGCATACGCTCCGAGCCAGACGGACGTGGATACGATCAAGACGTACTCGCTCTTCGTCACTGACGGCGTGCAGAGTTTCGTTGTAGATGGATGCGTACCAACCGAGATTAGCCTCAGCGCCGACCAGTCTGGGCTTCTCCAGATGGGCACCACATGGGCAGGGCGCGCACTGACCAGCACCAGCGACGTCAGCACCGCAGCCTTCGCTCAGCAGTACTTCATCCCGGGGCGACTCTTCGGGCTCAAGACGCACGGCTCCATGATCACCGCGAAGACGGGGACGGGCACCGCCTACTCCAGCTTCATCACGAACTGGAACCTCACGATCATGCCGGGTGCTGCTCCGCTGCAGGTACTGAACGGCTCCACCACGAACGTCAACGCTGGCGGCGTCGCCTACACGGGCGCGCTGGACGGCACGCTAGAACTGACGATCGCATCGAACAGCAACGCCACGTCATCGTTCCCAGTGACCGACATCGGCGCGACTAAGTTCGTGCAGGTGCAGGGACTGGATGCCAACGGCTACGGGTTCACCGCCAACATCTGCGGCGTCGTTGAGAACGTCACCGTGATCGGCTCCGAGTCTGACGGGCTCATCCTAAACACGGTTACGCTGCAGCTCGCCAGCAATGGCACCAACAGCATCCTGTGCTGGGTAGACTCGCCGCTGGCGACTCGCCCGTAAGGTAGCCCGCACATAGCGGGGAGGAGGAGTACATGGCAGGCACCGCAACGGATCCAGTGATCGTCCACCTAGACGGTGACTTCACGGGATGGAGCGCGATCTTCCGACCACTCTCACGTATCAGCGCACGCGTGCTGATCGACCTAGAGAGCGATTCCATCGGTACACGCCTGCAGGCGTATACCAAGATGATCCTCAGCGTAGAGGGCTGGAGCGATCTGGACGGGAACCCAACGAGCGATCCGCTAGATGCGCCTATCCAAGCACTGGAAGCGGCTGCGACTAAGTTCATCACGGAGGCGGCTGAACTCCCAAAAGCGTGAGGCTTGCCGCCCGTCAGCTGAGTCTCGGGCAGTCAGTCAAGCCACCGCCAGAGATCATCTTCCACATCTTGGCGAAAGAGTTCGGCAAGTTTCCATGGGAAGTCGAAGAGGCCCCACTACACTACGTCATCAGAGCGTGGGCGATCCACGCTGAGATGCAGCCGAAGGAAGTGAAGCGTGCCCGCTAAAGGCAACGAGAAGGTCAGGATCTTCGTCACGCCTCAGTCGCTGAAGGCGACAGATGAGCTGCGTCTCGGATTCCTAGAGGCGAGCAACCCCCGGAAGTTCAGCGCGATGCTGCAGCTCGCCACACTCAACGCAGCCCGTACGCTGGTCAAGCCAGTCAAAACCAAGGCACCGTCTCGCACTGGACGCCTGAAGAAAGCAGTCGCTGCCCGTAAGGCACGGCAGGATCGACCTGCAGCCGTTGTCGGCGTCAGGGCAGGCAAGAGCCGGGGAGATCAGAACGGCGCATGGTATCGCTGGTTCGTGGTCAGTGGCACATCTGGAACGAGAAACACAAAAGCACGCGGTAGAGTGCAGGTGAAACCTATCCGCGGGCGTGACTTCGTCAAGCTGGCGGTGACTGAGCCTAGCAATCAGGCGCGTGCGATCTCTGCACTCAACAACACGGTGCAGGCGTTTCTAGATAAGACGATCCCGTACAAGGGGAGAAAGGGCTGAGCATGAACAAGGGCCTCATGAACCTAGTAGTCAAGGCGGTAGATCAGGCGACGCCTACCCTGCGCAAGATCGGGAAGGGTTTGGGCGGGCTCAAGAAGGTCGGCATGTCAGTCGGCGCAGGGCTGCAAACTGCAGCACTGGGCGCAGTTGGTATCGCAGCAGCCGTCGCTGGCTTCACCGTCGCAGCCACTAAGGCAGCGGCTGATGAGGAGAAGCAGGTAGCGCGTCTCAATGGCGTACTCAAGCAGCGCGGCATGCTCACAGATGCGAACAGCGCAGCGGTCGAAGCACAGACGGCGAAGCTGGAGAACCTAGCATTCGCAGACGATCAGGTACGTGAGAGCCTCATCACCGCGACGGCGTTCACCAAAAACTTCAACGACGCGATCAAGATCCAGAACGTCGCAGCAGACGTCGCAGCTGCGAAAAACATCAGCCTAGAAGAGGCGACGTCACTCGTCGGCAAGGCATACCAAGGCAACACCAAGGGGCTCAAGGGGCTGGGCGTAGAGGTCAAAAAGGGCGCCAAGGGGATGGATGCTCTCAACGCCGTGACGAAAAAGTACGGCGGTACTGCAGAGGCTGCATCGAATACCGTCAGCGGTAAGTTCACCAAGGCGCAGATCAAGATCGGCAACATCATGGAGAACTTCGGCGCGGCGTTCCTACCTATCGCCAGCGACGGGCTCAGCCTACTGAGTGACACCGTACTCCCAGCAGTCGCGAAGGGACTGGAGAACCTCAAGCCAGTACTGAAGACAGTCGGCGACTTCATCATGAAGACGCTGGTGCCAGCCGTCGGCGGGTTCATCGGAAAACTGACCGCGCCCGGCGGCGTGATCGACTCCGTCATGAAGGTAGTCGGGCCAATCATCAACATGCTGATCCCCGTCTTCGGGCAGATCTTTGACGCCGTCGGCAAGACAGGCGCCAAGATCGCCGAGTTCATCGGCATCATCTGGGGCGACGGCAAGGGCCCGCTCGCCGTTGGCGTGCAGGCGATCGGGAACGTGCTTGCCTTCGCTGGCAAGATCGTCGCCAACCTAGTGGGCTTTATCGGTGAGGCGATCGGCGCCGTCATCAACGTGAGCAAGGCAATCATGGACTCGCCGATTGGCTGGGTGATCAAGACGATCGCAGGCATCATCGGCAACGTCGCGGGAGCCGTCGGCGGGGCAGTCGGGCTGACGCCAGCAGCGAACGCTGGCACGGGCGTCTCCATGAATCCTATGCAGGCGAAGTACAGCATCAACATCGGCGGGAAGGCAGTCGACGGCGTGGTGAAAGATTCGCTCGGGCGCATCGTCACCACTACCAGCCCGGGGCGCTAAGCCGTGGCGACGCATCCGTTCGCCATCATCGTGGACGGCGTCAACAGTGACGCCAACATCTTGGACGATTACAGCACCGCCAGCCCCACTACGCCATGGGTAGATCCTGAGAGCGTCAGTCTCACGCAGGATGCGACTGGTGAGGGCGGCGCACTCTCGTTTGACGTGGTGCAGGTCAAGACTCCCGGGGGCGGGCCATGGTGGCGCACTAGCTCAGGCGGCGTCTATGACAACGCCCGCGTGCGGTTTCAGGTCAGCGGCACCACCACCTTCTTGGGATACATCACCAGCATCAGCGTGGAGCTCGCAGAGAACGGGCTGGGCACACGCGCCAGCGTCACGGCTGCAGCGGCGTCTACGTTCCTAGATAAGATCATCGTCTACAAGGGACGCCAGACGACGGGCACACGTCCAGACTACACAAGCAACTTTGTCATCGGCACGTCGAGCAGCACTGATCAGGCATGCATCACCGCGCTGGTATCCAAGGCTGACGCCGCTATGGCGTTCAGCGGCGGCACCAGCGGGCGCACCGCCAACCGCCTGATCGTCAACACGAACACCACGCCCGCATACACGGGCACGGCGGTCACGGTCGGGCAGCAGAAGATGGTTCCGGGGACGCTGCGCTCAGCACTAGATACGATCAAGGAGCAGGCGGAAGCAGTCGATGGTGAGCAGCGCCGCTACTGGGTAGCGCCTAGCGGGCGCATCAACTACGCCCGACTGGGCACCGCCATCCCGACGTATGCCACCGCTCCGTTCAAGATCGTCACCACGGCAACCTATGATCCGTTCGGCTCCAGCTCATCAGCAGCCACCCTCCAAGTGCGCAACCTCAGCCTCACGCTGGATCATGACGTGATCGTGAAAAAGGCACGCTTCACCTTCAACACGAATGCCAGTGACTGGGATGCCAAGATCAGCGCGGGCGCGTACACCGTCGCCGATCCGTACGGGCGCGTCTATGACGAAGCAGCGCCGGATGGTGCAGGCATGACGACGCGTAATGGGCCCCGACCTGAGACGATCATCGGAGTCACGCCGCAGCCGAACAAGGCGAGCGCGCCGACATACTGGAGTGACAAGATCACCGCCTACGCCAAGCGATACTTTGGGACTGACACCTATCCGAACCGTGCTGCGCCGCAGCGCAGCATCTCGTTCAGCGTGCGCGGGGCTGATCCGACGAACAACCCGTACGGCTTCGTCAAGGGGTATCGCCAGACGGGCGCCAGCACCTACGCGCTGCAGGATGGTTGGGAGGCTGGTCAGT